ATGCCCATTTTCTCCGGGCCGGTGCCTATATCGTGCGCAAGACTGTCGATTGATGCCATCCCGGCAATGACGCGATTGGACCCAGGGCAACACATATAGATCGGATCTCTTTCTATTAGGGTCACTTGGAGTTCGGGCGAGATTCGTTTCAATGCCCTTGCCGCATTCATGCCGGCAAATCCTCCACCGGCAACGAGCACCCTGGCCTTGCTCAGATCACTGGCTTTGCCGGGGGTATCTTTGCATGCACCCAGTAACAGGCCCCCGCATCCTAGTCCGAGCGATAGAAAATGTCTGCGAGAGATGGCTGGCATGTCAGGGTTTTTTGCTGAAATGGTCGGCCAATTTCACCAGATCCGTGTCGCTGAAGCCTTTGGCGATCCGGTTCATGACAGTTGCCGGGCGATCACCTTGTTTGAAGCTTCGCATGGCTTCAAGAAACAGATGCCTGTCCATCCCATTTACGGGCGGTAATGAGCCATATCCATACCCTTCGGTTCCATGGCAGCCAGCGCATCCATGGGTAATGGCCTCGGCATCGGAATTCACCGCATGAACCTGTTGGGACATCATCAGCCAAGCGATGGTTAGCCACCTATTCGAATGTATATTATTAAATATCAATTTGATAGCGATGGTTGATGGGTGGTTTTCAAGCGGATCAGGGCGGTCGGTTCGAAGCGATTCTAACGCATGAAAGATCGTGAATTAGGGTCATGTCAGCACCTCGATTCATGCCAAAGCCTCATGGAAAAAGGGGTGCGACAAAATGTCGCATTTTTTATTGACAGGGTTTTGCTGGGTGGTAGACTGCCCCCCACTCCGAGGAACGGGGTACAGGCAGATTGTCCGACGACAGCCTGACTGGATGTGGCCAGGGACGACCATCCAACCGGTGCCTAGCACCACAACCACAAACCAAAAGAGGTAACTACTATGGCAGCTACAACTGCAAGTGGCGTTGGCGCAGCGGATCTTCCGTTGCTCGACAAAAAATGGCTCACCTTCGCATTCGCCATCTATGCTGTGTTCTACGCATGGGTACGCTGGTATGAAGGCGTCTATGGCTGGTCCGCCGGTCTCGACTCATTCGCACCCGAGTTCGAAACCTACTGGATGAACTTCCTGTACACCGAAATCGTCCTGGAAGTCGTCACCGCCTCCATCCTGTGGGGCTACATCTGGAAGTCCCGTGACCGCAACCTGGCGGCTATCACCCCGCGTGAAGAGCTGCGTCGCAACATGACCCACCTGGTCTGGCTGTTTGCTTACGCCAACGCCATCTACTGGGGCGCTTCCTACTTCACCGAGCAGGACGGCACCTGGCATCAGACGATCGTGCGTGACACCGACTTCACCCCGTCACACATCATCGAGTTCTACCTGAGCTACCCGATCTACATCATCACCGGCTTCGGCGCCTTCCTGTACGCCAAGACCCGTCTGCCTTTCTTCGCAGAAGGTCTGTCCCTGCCCTACCTGGTGACTGTGGTTGGTCCGTTCATGATCCTGCCGAACGTAGGTCTGAACGAATGGGGTCAAAATGGCTCCTACACTCAGTAATGAGTGTAGAAAACTGCTCTAATTGCTGGGAACTCCTACTGGGACAATCAGCAGCCAAGCTCAGAAATGAGAAGGTTCAACGACTAGATCGCAAGATCGTACATCCAAGTGGATGGAAATGGGCAGAATCCCGTGATGGGATTAAGATATAGTCTGGTCTTACAGGTAACTGTAAGCAGTTTCAATAAGAAACGGTATAAGAGTAACGAACTTATATGAACAAAACACATACTTTTTGGTTTCAACGTAAGCCACTTTAAGCAGTAATGTTTATAGAAAACCACTTTAATTGCTGGAAACTCCTACTGGGACAATCAGCAGCCAAGCTCAGAAATGAGAAGGTTCAACGACTAGCCGAAAGGCGTACACTCAAGCGAGTGGAAATGGGTGGGATCCTACTGGGATCAAGATATAGTCTGAACTGTATGGTAACATACAGCAGTCCTAAAAGGACGGATAAGAATTTAGCGAATCTTATTGAACACGATGTTATGGAAGAACTTTTTGTCGCTCAATTGGGGCGCTTATAATCGCGAGATTATAATGAAAACTCTGTGAATTCGGTGAACATCTCAATGCTGAGACAATACCGAGCCAAGCCCTGATTATAGGGAAGGTGTAACGACTATTCCGAAAGGAAGTACCATCAAGTGATGGGAAGCGCAGAGCAACTGATTGAATCAGTTGAAGAGATAGTCTGATCTATGTGGTAACGCATAGCAGTTCCTTTTGGAACGAGTAAGTATTAACGAAACTTACTGAACATTGCGCCATTGCACTATGGCTTCGTTTTCTTCGGTTAATAACTAGCCGCTTAATATAGCGATGTATTATGAAAAACTCCTTTAATTGCTGGAAACTCCCACTGGGACAATCAGCAGCCAAGCCCGAAAGGGAAGGTTCAACGACTAGCCGCAAGGCGTAGGATCAAGTGATCCGAAATGGGGAGCAACCAGAAATGGTTGAAGATATAGTCTGATCTGTGTGGCAACATGCAGCGGTTCTTAAAAAGAACGGTATAAGTATAACGAACTTATATGAACACATTGTGGTTAGCACTGGCGATTGCTGGAGTTCTACTCCAAGTATTTGCTAGTTTCGGTAATTTAATCGGAAAGGACATTGTTGAAGCGGTAGATAGTGGATTGATTGCGAAGTAATTCGTGATTGTCTAATACAGAAAAGGGAGCTATGCTCCCTTTTCTTTTGTCTTTTGTTTACAATTGTCTCCGTGATATCTTGTCATGTTGCCTCCACTGCCCACGTGTCCACAATGTGGACAAACTTTTGTTTTCATATTTCGTTTTTTAAAAACCCTATCTTTTAACCAACCTGGTTGAACATTCTCGTCAAGAACATAATAATCTTGCTCTCCGTCATTCCACCATTTAAAATCGCCTCTATCCCTCGTGTTTGCGCTTTCCGACATTTTTGCAATAGTCTCATTGGAATACACATTCGTTCGACCTTTATTCCAAGGAACTTGTCCAGTTTTTTTGTTTTTGTTCCAAGGAGTGGAACCCTTTTTGGATCGACTCATTGTTTCGCGATATTCGTTAGTTCGTGGTGGTTTCTTTTTTCCTTTCCCCATTCTTCCTACTTCGGCCAGTTTTATTTTTGTTTCTGGTGTGTGTTTGTATCCTATTGTTCCCTCGCCTCCCTCTGTCATGTTGTATCCATTGCTATCGGGAAAATAAATGCAACTATTGAATTCTCGGATAAAATATGGTTCCATCTCTTTCAGTGTATGGATAGCATCTGATGATTGGTATATTGCTTCCCATTCAAAAGAATCCCAACCGTATTTTCTTAGACTTCTGTGAAAAACGTGATTTCCTATCTTCATCGCGGTCTTGTGTTCTGCTTGACGTTTAGGCCAATTGGAATCGTATCCTATGTAACACTTTCCTGAAATTTTGTGAGTTGCCTTATATATAGTATAAATATTCATTGCTGATAGTCCTCCATAGACTGTTAGGGTAGTTAGGTGCGCTAACACCGTGAACTACACTTATTTATCTCGCAGACTTCACGCCATCAACAATGCAATACGACACAAGAACATATGAAGAAAAATTTGCTCAACGATGGCTATGTGAAATGCCCCGTAGAACTGGATATCCAGGTAGCCCACTTGATTTTTACAACATTGAATCGCTGATCAATGAGATGACCAACGTAGGATACCAAATCTTATCTTTTGGCAATGAATTATATGGGTTGGATACTGGTGATACTAAATTTTTTTGGTTAGGCAATGATATGCAGATCGTTACAGAATTGCATTCATTTGAGCGAGCAATGGCTGTATCGGTTACTGCAAAAAATCCAGATGTTACATCACACTATCATGCCAGTGATTTATATCAATCAATATTAAATCAGACAAACATTCCTTTGTTATTCAGCGGAGAACAAATGTCTACTGGCGGCGAGGGTATTTGGCGATGGTTGATGAAAAACGGAAACGTGTTAGCATACAAACCAAATGATCCTAAGCATTTTAAGCGATTAAGGACTATTGATGATTTTGAATCATTGATTGGTGATACTGATGAATTTACTCAGTATAGATTTATTTTGAGTCCGAATAACATGAATTTAATGGAACATTATTCCTCATTTGAGATGATGCGAATTTATCGTAATGTTCATGGAATATGAAAAAGCCCCGATTAAGGGGCTTTTTGCTATCGCTCAAACATTAAGCACCGATTGAGCGAATGATGGGTTAACATAATGCGGGCGAGCCAGGTGCTTTTGTTATTTAGCTTTATGATTGTGATAGTTAAATTTTCTTAACGGTTACCGAGGTTACATCACTGATCTTGGAGCATTCTGCCGCAATATCGGCATACTTTTCTTTTAGAGCTTTTGAATCAATCGTGGTGCGAGATGCGGTAGTTACCTTTACCTCATATTGGTCACAAGTGAAGCTACCGTTAGCTTTCAGTGTGGCTTTCAGTGCATCGGCTTGCTCGGTGAGCGCCTTGATTTGAGCGTTGATTGCGAACAGGTCGGCTGCTACTTCGTTGATGTTGCTCATGGTTGCTTCCTCGTTGTTGGTTGGTATGGAGAGTATTATACAGAATGATTTCAGAACGTCAACTGTTTGCTGTAAAAAATGATAAATACTTGAATCAGGGAAGATGCTACAATAACAAGGACATGGGGCAAACATTCGTTTGCCCCTTCTTTTGTACTATTGCTACACGTAACCCTTTGCTGCGCATTGAAGCGAGAAGAAAGTAGCTTCTCTCTTTGATGAGAAGGTGTATGATTCTTCTGATTTTAGTGTATTTGGCTCAAACCAATATACCTTCCAATTTTTGGAATCGCGAACAATCTTAGCCGTTCCATGCTGACCACGATAGTAGATATCACCGTAGTGGCCTTTCTCTGTCTTACATTGTGTCTTCAGTTCGGTAATGGCTGGAATCAGATACGCTGTGTTCATTGTTGCTTCCTCGTTGTTTGGTATGGCGAGAATTATACAGAATGATTTGAGAATGTCAACTGTTTTTTAGAAAAGTTATCGTTGTTGTTTTTCTTGTTCTACTGCTCTGAGTACTTCATCTCGTAATTCTTCTGGCACAAGTTCTAACGCATCGACATCCTGACTAACAGCGATTTTGCATAGTTCTGCATATTCTGGTAATTCTTCTGGCACAAGTTCCAACGCCCACCAAGCCTGGCTAACAGCGATTTTGCATAGCGTTGGTGTTCTTAGTTCTTCTGGCACAATTTCCAACGCATAACCGTTTTGACTAACAGCGATTTTGCATATATCTGCATATTCTGGCAATTCTTCTGGTACGTGCCGCAGTGCCTCGCCATCTTGACTAACGGCGATTTTGCATATCTCCTCATATTCTGGCAATTCTTCTGGCACCCAATACAACGCCCAACCCTTTTGACTAACAGCAATTTTGCATAGCTTTGATGTTCGTAATTCTTCTGGCACATATTTCAACGCCAGGCCCTCATTACTAACAGCGATTTTGCATAGTTTTGCGTATTCTGGCAATTCTTCTGGCACATATTTCAACGCCCCGCCACTTTGACTAACAGCGATTTTGTATAGTTCTGGTGTTCGTAATTTTTCTGGTACTTGATCCAGTGACAAAACTCCTTGACTAACAGCGGCTTTGTATAATGCTGGTGTTAGCAAATATCTTGGCACATGCCTCAACGCCCAACCCTTTTGACTAACAGCGATTTCGCATATTTCTGGATATTCTGGCAATTCTTCTGGCACAAGTTCCAACGTACGCCAATTTTGACTAACAGCGATTTTGCATAGTTCCGATGTTCTTAATTCTATTGGAACAAATTGCAACGCCCAGTCATCTTTGCTAACAGCGATTTTGCATATCTCTAAGTATTCTGGTAAGTCTTTTGGCACATATTCCAACGCCCTGCCGAAGTTACTAACAGCGCGTTTGCATAGTTCCGATGTTCTTAGTTCTTCTGGCACATATTGTAACGCCCACCCATATTGACTAACAGCGATTTTGCATAGTTTCGGTGTTATTAATTCTTCTGGCACGTATTGCAGTGCGTCGCCACCTAGACTAACAGCGATTTTGCATAGCTTGGCATAACCAGGAGTAGTCGGTTGAACATACCCTAAGTTATTATAATTCCGTAGAACAAGTCCCTTCAAGATTTCAAAATTTCTTCGTATATCTCTATTTGCTTGAGATATAAGTAATTTGGGATCTCTTTTCAACACATCCAATATCACGTCTTTGTAACGATCAATAAGATTACTCGGAACATTCAGTGATAATTTTGGGTCTGTTTGAATTGCTTTATCCCATGCCGCAGGATCATTAGTGTATTCACCGGTATTTGGATCAATCAGATATTGTAAGCCCGGTGATAGACCTGATATCTCATTGATGTACATTTTCCTTACCCAAGTCGGTGCCTTTAGTGCTTGACTGGGACTTACTTTAATTTGATCGCTTATAAGATTAGGTTTTTTATTCTGAATTACTTGTAGATTTTCATCTGATAGGTCGAATACCGAGAAGTTATTGTCGGCTAAGTAACCCCCACCTTGTATGCCTTTTACCTTATCACTCAGTAATAAACTCATGATCTGAGGATGAAGTTTTTCTGATGGCTTCTGGTTATTATATGCCTTCATCTCTCCGAGATTGCCATTAGGTTCCAAAATAAAGGTAAGCAACACCTGACCGTTCTTTCTAAGACTCAGGATTCTTTGGTCAGGCTTGCTTTTTCCGGTTATATTACCACAATGCTTTCCGTACTCTCCTTCTTTCTCGCAGTAAGCCCTATCAACCCACCACCAAGCACTCCCATCAGGGAATTTCATCAATTCATAATCGCCTTCTTGTGGTTCTATCGGTGGTAGATTATTTTTACTCTGTTTTTCACTCCAATCTTGTTCTATAGAACGTAGATCACCCATGATTTCATCATATGATTTCTTACCGAATTGATACGAATCTACTGCTGGTATATTGAAGCCAAAGAAGTGGCCAAGATCATTTTGAATTGCTTTTATATCAGGTACTTGCTTGCCAGCCTGTTGATCAGCAAGCATATTGCCGACATTCTTCATGTACCAAACAATTTTTTCGTCCTTTTTCAAGGTAGCCTTTGCCCACTTGAGTTGATCGGCAATCTCTTGTTGGAAATCGGGATATTTAGCCTTCATTGAAGCAATCATGCCATCGTAACTGGCTTCATCCAATTGATGCTCTTCGTATATCTTCTTACTGGATTCAACGACGAATTCATGAAACAACCGATAAGCAGTTGATTCATCATCATTCATAAGCGATTCAAGGATTTTAGTAAATTTGGACATAATAATTCATATAGTAATGAAGTATTTATCTGAATCACTGCTAAATACTAAATGAAAATTATAAAAAAAATTCTAAGAGTGATTCTTCTTCAAGCATTGGTGGGTATTCTATCCTTCGCTGTTGGTTGGCAAATACTTGAACTCACCGGATCGGAGCCAATTGGTCATGCCTCTACGTTCGCAATGATTCTTATCTTAACTTGGGTTGTTGTCCTTGATCAATTTTTTTAAAAAGATACTAAACGCAGATAAATAAGTATGAGCCGCGACATTGGCGTGTCCGCTCATTCTAATGTCATAGGAGGACATCAGCAATGCTATTTAGTACCCTAAACTGGGAGCCAGTAAAGAAAGTTCCATTATTCATTCACGATGTGAATGATATTATATCTACTTGGAAGCAATACACTCATTGGAAGAATCTTAATGATTATTGTGTATATGTTTACTTGCGAGAGGAATCCGATAAACACGGTCCGAAGTACAGCATTCGTTACGTCGGAGAAGGACAACCTAAAAGAATAATTAGCAAAAATCATAGAGTGAGAATTCCTATAAGCGGTGAATTTATCTTCGTGGTTGATGGATTGACAAAAAAGGAAGTCAGAGATATCGAGGAAAAAATAATTCAAGTTTTCGGAAGAATATCAAAAGGAACTGGTATCTTGGAAAACCTGAAACACAAATGCGGCGGACAAGAAGATCCAGTGCCTCCGAGAAAAAAGGAATTGTGTCAATATTGCGGCAACGAATATGCTCACCTTCAATTTCATGAACGACATTGTGACAAAAATATTGACAGAGAATATGGAACAAAAACATATCAATACACTAAATGTCAGTATTGTGGTGACGAATTTACTATAAATCAGGCACAACAACATGAAAGAAGTTGTAAACGCAATCCTGATCCTAAACCCTCGTCGCATAAAATGTTGTCATGTAAATTTTGTGACAGAGAAGTTTTAAGTTCCGCTATGCCCCAACACGAACGAACTTGTGCCAAGAATCCAAATAGAGTGGCTGGACCAGGCACTGGTAATACGTTTTCAAAAATTCAATGTTCTATGTGTGATAGGATGGTAGCTTACAATAACATAGCTATTCATGAGAGAAGTTGTAAAAATAATCCAAATAGAGTTCCGGGTGTCAGATATGGTAAAACGAGTAAAAAGATAAATACATTTGCCGAATAGGTCGGTTTATGGGGTATTAATCCACCTCGTAGGCGAATAGAACCGCCATTATAAACAAAAGGAGATAAAATCATGGGTCGGCTGGCCCCGCCAGATAGTAATATCTAGTGATAACTGCTCTAATTGCTGGGAACTCCTAATGGGACAATCAGCAGCCAAGCCTCGTGAGAGGAAGGTTCAACGACTAGCCGAAAGGCGTACACTCAAGTGAGTGGAAATGGGTAGGATCCCTCCGGGATCAAGATATAGTCTGATCTTACAGGTAACTGTAAGCAGTTTTGATTAAATCAAAGCGGTGCGGAATTAACGTCTCTGCGCGAACAACGTTGCGTCCTCTAAAAGTACAGAAGTATTCACCAGGTTCCGGGGATAACGGAACATCAACCACAGCGGGCAACGGTGTTCCGGTTCCCGTAGATATCGCTTATCCACCGTTTATTGCGATGGATCCAGGCACCGCTGTCACACCAGCTGGTAGCCTTATTACACCACCTTGGACTGGTGTAGTCGGTGGTGTGCCAAACCCAGCAACGTCTGCTGCTTACCCTATCGTGGCCATTACTGTAAATGTAGCTCTACCTAACGGAACTGGCGCTGGTGTTGCACCGGGTGCAATTATTCGTCAGAAAGGTTCGCGCAAATATATGGTAGCTGATCTAACGCCTGTTGCAGCCACGGCCATGATTCCTGGTGCAGCTTATATGATTGCCACTACAGGCAATACACCATGGCAATCATTTGGTGCAAGCGTTAATTATAATATTTGGGATGTATTCACTTGTACTGCCGCTGGTACTGGAACGGGTACTGCATATCTTGTGGGTTCTTGCGTTCTTGACGATACAGCTAATCCGACTGTGGGCAACATGAGTATCGGTTTCCTTGATAGCACTTCCACGGTTCAGTATATCAGCAAATTAACAAATAAATTTCTATTTGACTTTGCTGGTGGCGAGGTCGGCGGTAATGCTAATGCCGGTGATGTCTGGTCATATGAACAGGTACAAAACAACGAACGTTGGATTGCGAACTTTTTCACTGATGATGGATACATGGTCAAGTCTGGCACAAGTGGTGGTCCGAATACACCCGGCCAACAAAACCAAGTTCCGATGGGAGATGTGGATTCTTATACCTAATCGTATTAGGTTATCCTCCAATAGCCCCGATTTATTCGGGGCTATTTTTTGCCTTGCGATTATTAAATTCAGTGAGATATGCGTTTAGGGTTGCCGACATCTGATTGAATAATCCTGCGTTGCCGGATGAATGTACCCATCGCATTTTTGTCTGTAAGTCGGTGATTTTATTGAATAATTCATCTGTGCTCAGAGACTTCAAGTCTAAATTCTGTGACATAATGTTATTTGATAAATAGAAGTACCGATCGCGATATTGACGTATCCATCGGTTCTAACGCTTTAGAGGAGCAATCAGCGATGATATTTATTATCTCGGTCAATCGACCCGAAAATTCTCCTATTGGCGTTGCCATAATCAACAAAGGAGAACTTCAATGGCAACTAAAAAATCAAAAACACCTGTCTACTATACCTATCTGATAGGGTGGTCTTGGCTTAATACTTGGTATTATGGAAGCAAATATTCTAAAAATGCCGACCCAGAATTATTCTGGAAGAAATACTTCACATCAAGTAAACACGTAAAGCGATTTCGTGAACAACACGGCGAACCTGATGTAATTCAAGTCAGACATACCTTCAACTGTCCTATTAAAACACTTGCTTGGGAAGGCAAAGTTCACAAACGCATGGGTTGTCGGTTGAGTTCACGGTGGCTAAATGCGGCCGATGCTAATGTCAAGTGGAACACCGCCGGTATGTTCAACGTAAAAGATAATTTAAATAATATTTTTCAAGTATCAGTGAATGATTTTAGATATCTATCTGGTGAACTCAGGGGCATATTAAGTGATAGAGTAACTGTGCAGGATAAGTCTGGTAAAACGATGTCAGTGTCGGTGTCTGACGAAAAATATATATCAGGAGAGTGTATCAGTATCAATAAGGGAAAAATTCCGGTAAAAGATAAGGATGGGAAATCATCACAAGTGACGAGAGATGATTTTAGGTGGGTATCTGGAGAACTCGTTCACGTCACTAAAGGTACTGTAAACGTGTTGGATAAAGATGGCAATAATATTAGAATAAAAAAAGACGATCCACGATTGTTGTCGGGTGAATTGACAGGGATCGTCAAAGGAACTATTGTAGTTATGGACAAAGATGGCAATAAATTCAGAGTATCTAAGGATGATTCTAGGTGGATATCCGGCGAGTTAAAAGCATTGTCTTCTAATACAGTGATGATCAGAGACAAAGATGGAAGTGCGATCAGGGTGTCAAAGGACGATCCACGGTGGGTATCGGGCGAGATGACGGCAATCGCCAAAGGCAAGGTGAATGTTATCGACAGAGATGGAAATAAGTTTATGGTATCAAAGGATGATCCTCGATGGTTATCGGGTGAATTGATAGCACTATCTACAAATTCCGTTGTGGTAAAGGATAAGTTCGGGAATAAATTTAGAGTATCAAAAGATGATCCTCGATGGTTATCGGGTGAAGTTGTAGGAGTAAATAAGAAAAATTGGCCCTGTTGATATCACGGAATAGCCCCGATTTATTCGGGGTTATTTTTGCCCGATAAGTAATCAAATGAACACAGCATTTGTATTGGGTAATGGTATCAGTCGGAAAAGTTTGGATTTAACTCAAATCAAAACAAAAGGAAAATTATATGGGTGCAATTCTCTTTATACTGAAATTATTCCCGATGTATTGGTGGCTACCGATAAACTGATTGCCGATAAAATACAAAATAGTGAATATGCTTTGAAGAATAGATTTTATACACGAAGACCAATTATTGGGTTGGGTGGTAAAACAGTTCTTCACCATACATTTAGTTCTGGGCCAAATGCAGTTGCGATTGCTATTGATGATAGATGCACGACGATCTATTTACTTGGTTTTGATATGGGACCAGATGATAAAAATGAATTTAATAACATTTATGCTGGTACTGAATTTTACAAAGCGATTGGTTCATCACCCACGTATGCTGGAAATTGGGTTAAGCAACTTACTCAGATAATGCAGACAAGTCATGAGTGTAATTTTATTCGCGTTTATGGGCATACAACCGCTATTATACCAGAATTGAACTTAATTAAAAATCTATCGCATATCACTATACAGGAATTCTTGACTTTTGCCAAGAAATGATAAATAATAGATGATTTTTAAATCTTTCAAATATCGCCTATATCCAAATGTGGCCCAACAAGAGCAGATGATAAAGACATTTGGGTGTAAACGACTAATATTCAATCATCTACTTGATACACAAATCAAGAGATATGAATCGGGTGAAGGAAATCTTACTTACTTCGGATGTAATAATCTGATTGTGGAATGGAAGAAGGAAGAAGAAAAAGCATTTTTGACAGAAGTAGATAGTCAAGCACTTCAGCAAGCAGCAAAAGACTTGCACGATGCCTATACTAACTTCTTCAAATCACTGAGCGGCAAGAGGAAAGGGACTAAAATTAATAGCCCTAAATTCAAATCCAAGTATGCACGTCAGAGCTATCGTACCCCAAATAATAATGGAACGATTAAATTCAAAGATGATTCTTTGAGATTGCCAACTTTGGGTTATGTAAGAGCAGTTATTGACAGGAATATAGAGGGAAAAATTAAATCGGCTACTATCTCCATGGATAGAGATGGCAAATTTTATGTATCTGTTTTGGTTGAAACGGAACAGAAACTATTATCAATGACTGGCAAGGAAGTCGGCATTGATTTAGGGATTAAGGATTTATTTGTTACATCAGATGGCAATAGATTCGATAATCCAAAAGACTTAATTCGTATGACAAAAACCACGCAACGAATTAAGTTGTTGCAGAAAAAGTTGGCAAGAACAAGAAAAGGCAGTAAGAGCAGAGAAAAGCTACGAATTCAATTGGCATCTGCATATAAGAGGTTAACCAATCAAAGAAACAACTATTATCATGAAATCAGTCATTGGTTGGTTAATTCGTATGATGCAATTTATGCGGAAGATTTGAATGTGAAAGGAATGATGGCTAATAGAAAACTATCAAGAGCTATTCATGAATCTTCATGGGCCACTTTGGTGGGAATGATTCAATATAAATGCGAGTGGTATGGAAAAACATTTTATCAAATCAATCGCTATTATCCATCTTCAAAGACTTGTTCTTGTTGCAGCAATAAAATAGAAAAATTGTCATTATCCGAACGTGAATGGAAGTGCCCATCTTGTGGCACATTACACGATAGAGACTATAATGCAGCGATAAATATCCTCAAAGAAGGACAAAAAGACTTATATAGCACTTCGTTGGTCCGACGCGAAGCGGGCGAAATAATCGTCCCGTCAGCTCTAGTGAAATTGAGTAGTAAAACCGAGAGGTCTGATTCGTTGAAATCAGTTGCTCAAGGGACAGAGTTAGTTTATTAATACGGAATACATTTATCTTCGTGATTAAGAAGCACCAATGGCAATAGTAAAAAACACAAACAGCGATTATGTCATCACTTGTAAAAATGGTGCAGGTAATTTAGTAATCAATGCAAATACCGAGGTATTTGGTGAGCTAAATTGTACTGGTGCGTTTTTAACGGTGGCAGACCATAATCCCGGTATTATTAATTACATGGGTATGCTGGCTCAACTTTCGCCTAATTCATGGGCCGGATTGAGATTCAATGTTTTTGAAAACAGGTGGGAAGCAAGCTCAGATGTTACCAGTGATGGATCAGAAATTGCACCGTATGCACCGTTTGGTGATGGCGCAGACGGTCATCCATCGGGCGCAAATATGGCTGTTCAGTTTAATAATAATGGTGCATTTGGTGGGTCAAGTGATTTTACGTTCAATCCGATCACTCAGTCTGCCTCAATAAACGGGTATCAGTATTTTGCAGAACAATCAGTTGATCCAATCGGCATAGCAAATGCCCATGCGCTTTATGGTAATACGCCCAATCTTGGAAACAGTGGATTATATGTAACATCTCCATCTGGCGATTCTCAAGAGCTTATCACAGCGAAGCAAGCACTTTTATACAGTATTATATTTTAGGTTAAAACATGGCTACATCCGTTAATCTTGTCACAATAACAACTCAACCGATTTTTACTAGCGTTGTTAATACCGCGATTACTTTTATGAGTTTTTGCAATCATTCGGCAACACCAGTTACTATCAATATGTACGTCGTGCCAGCGGGTGAAACGGTATCCAACAGTTGCTTGGTGTATTCTTTACTTCAGATTCCACCGTATGATACCTATCAAATTTATGTCGGCAATGAAAAACTAATTCTTGCCCCTGGTGATATTATTTATTCGGATGCAGATATTGATTCTGTTGTAAATGTTGTTACATCATATACGAGCGTATAATGGGCTATTTTGTAAAGAGTCGTCAATTACAATCTGGTAGTTCTGGTATTGTGTTGCCGAGTGGAACTACATCTGAGCGTCCGTTTGACCCTCTTACTGGGTTAATTCGCTACAACACATCATCGGCAGTTATTGAATATTATGATGGTGCATCATATCAAGTTTTGGGCACAGCCTCGGGTATCACTTACGTTGTTGATAATTTTGTTGGAAATGGAACCTCAACGTCGTTTATGATGACTCAAACGGTTGCTGCGGCAGATCAGATTTTGGTATTTATGGGATACGTATATCAAGCATCTAATGCCTATTTTGTAAATGGAACCAAGCAAATAACTTTCATTGAACCACCACCCGATGGTATACCGTTTAATGTCATTCATAGCTTCGCGTAGAAGATTGGTAGTAATATGGCACTAGATTACGTATTAGGTGGAATTTTAAACAATAATCTACAAAGAACCGCGAATTTATCATTTAATTCTACGCTTCTTTATTTGGATATTGTCGGTAATAGGATTGGCATAAACACTTCTACTCCAAATGTCGCACTTGATGTCATTGGTGATGCTCATATATCTGGCAATGTTACTGTCGCCAACATTACTATCGGTAACATTGTTATACCGTCGGTTGGTGATATTTCCTTTAATGGCGCGGTTCTGTCTAATATCGGTCCTCCGATTGCAAATACTGATGCTACCAATAAACAATACGTAGATCAATCATTAAATAAGATTTCTAATAGTAATCTTATATTTTCAAATACTACTATTGGCACTCCGTATACTTCTGGGAATATCATATTAGTTCCGACCGGTGTTGGGCAAGTAAGAATCGCCGGTTCTGGTAGATTGTTCCTTGATTCAATGACCGTAGTATCATCGTCCAATCTAAACGTATTAACAGCAAATAGCGCAAACGTATCTGGTAATGTAACAGCAAATTACTACTATGGTGATGGTCGCAATCTATCCAATCTCAACATCGGTAATGTATTATTATCCAATATATCCACTGATGTAATACCGAGTATCAATAACTTATACGCACTTGGTAATGCACAGAGGCAATGGCGAGAGGCTTGGGTTGGTGGAACATTATATGTAAATTCAACACCCATTCAATCAATATCAAATGTCTTGTATTCTAATGGCAATCGCGTATTGGTTGAAAACAATGTTAGCACACTGAATCTTCAGAATCTAAATTGCTCAAATACTGTTAACTCAATATTTTTTGTAGGTGATGGTGGTAACATCACTGGAATTAGGTATGCCTCTATTGTGGGTGCCTACTCTAATCTCAATGTTGCAAGTTTTATGCCAACATACTTACCCAACAACGTAAGTAATGTTCGTGCCAATAATCTAAATGCACAATATTTGTATGGCGATGGCAGCAACGTCAATAATATCCGATATAGCTCTATTGTTGGTGCATACAGTAATGCCAATGTTACTTCTTTATTAAGTAGTAACATAGTATCAACCAATATCAATACTTCTGCAAACGTCAAAGCTGCGTTCTTTATCGGTGATGGTGGCTTCTTAACTAATATTGCTGGTGGTGGTAGCAATTATTCAAATGCTAACGTAGCTAATTATCTTCCTGTTTACAATGGGGATATCGTTGCTGATATCGTTGTTGCTACCGAAGTTCATACTAATACTATATCTACTAACGATGGGATATTGTATCTTGACCCGATTAACGATGACAGCACTGCCGGTCTGGTGGAAATTCTCGGAGATTTTGATGTTGTCGGTTTAGCCACATTTGCATCTGATATACAGATATCTGGTGATATTATACCAGTTGCTAATGGCGTTTATACTTTAGGCAATGTTTCTAATCAATGGAAAGAATTGTGGGTAAGTAATTCAACAATTTATATTGGTGGTATACCCCTTAGCACAAGCAATACTGGTACTCTGTTGGTGGATTCTAGGCCGGTTCTGTTTGAGAATTCAACCGACATATTAAACGTTGGTCCGGTAAATTCTGAAGGCGATATCACTACTACTGGATTCTTCGTTGGTGATGGAAGTCAAATAACAAATTTACCGCTTGGAAATTACTCTAACGCCAATGTCGCTAACTATCTTCCTACTTATTCTGGTGATATTTCTGCTACCAATATAGTCACAGAATCAATTCAAGTAGGACCATCGTTTACTCAGAGCTTTGTCACATCATCTTCTAATCTTAATCCGATTGTATTGGCAGAATTTGATGTTGGTGCATATCACAGTTTTACTTTTAGTGTCACTGCCGTTGATCCAATTGGCAACAATTGCGAAGTGATGAAGATCATTGCCGCAACAGTGGGTGGACTCGTTGAATACACAGAATACGGATCAATAACCATTGGTAATTCTGTTGCCAGATTTTCCGTTACAATGAATTCCAGCAACATCGTTCTTCAAGCGACTCCTGACACAACGAATACTGTAAATTATTCTGTAATGGTCAATAACTATTCTTAGGATTAAATCAGATGGCACTAACTAAACCAAGAGCAGCGCAACTTTATGACATTGATTATAAGCAATCAGCTAGAGTTGTCACGACTACAAATGTAAATCTATTAGGCGGAGCACCATTGGTTGTTGATGGCGTTGCTCTGAGAATAGGCGATAGAGTATTGGTCACAGGGCAAACAGCTTCATTTCAAAATGGCATTTACGAAGTTAAATTTGTAGGAACAGGATTAAGTGGATCATGGGAAAGATCACAAGATGCTGCAATCAGCGGTCAATTATTGAGTGGTGCTATGATTGTTGTTTCCGAAGGAACGACCTACAAAGATACTCCTTGGTTACTTGAGACAAATAATCCAATTATTTTAGGAACAACCGCACTTCAATTTTCTACATTTAGTTCTGATTCGTTTGGGTCAATCAATGCTAATGGAACGGTTCTTCGACCTACCCGAGCAGGCGAATTGCTCAATATAGTAGCTCAAGATAATATCAATATTAGTGGTGATCCCACTAATCAGACTATTACTATCAGCGCAACTTATCCTATACCGGCTGACACAGTTAATTATGCTACTGGTGATGCCAGTATTACTGGTTGGGAAGCTGTGCTAGGCAACTGGAGAGTTTACTTCAATCCTATTACGGTGGGCATGAGCACAGCAGTAGAAATGGTTCTTGCTACTAACATCGGCAATTATAATATAACTGGTGGAGCATCATGGGTTACGATATCTTCATCAAGCGCGATATCCTATAATAATCAATTGATTTCTTCAACCGGTGTAGCAATCGGTGGAATCAGCTTTCCGTCCACGAATTGCGGCACAATGACATTATTATTCCAAGACCTATCTACGAGCATAGTATATCGTTGCACTTGGGTTCTTGGAATAAATTTTCTTGGTTCAAGCGTTTTGATTGAACAAATTGCTTGACATTTTTAAAAAGTAAATCCAATGGCATTTAAAGCGAGTTAAACTCGCTTTATTTTTATGCGCTCAACGATAGTATCTGATAAGAAAAGATAAATACTCAAAGAATTCTTTATAGCGAATAATATTCGCTGGTAACGATTAAAATTTTATTAAGGTAAAAATACATGGCACTAACTAAACCCCGCGCTGCACAGCTTTATGACATTGATTACAAGCAAGCTGCATTGGTTGTTACTACAACCAATATCGCCCTTGTTGGAGGAGCACCTAACGTAGTAGATGGTGTAGCTCTTGCACAAAATAGCCGAGTTCTGGTAACAGGGCAATCTATTCCTGCACAAAATGGTATCTATACCGTTACTACGCTCGGAACGGGAGTAAGTGGAACTTGGACAAGATCACAAGATGCAACCGTAACCGGTCAATTACTCTCTGGTACTATTATAACAGTAACTGAGGGTGTTGTCAATCGTGATTCTCAATGGATGTTGACAACTGATGGTGTAATTACCATTGGCACTACCGCAATTCAGTTCGCTAAATTCAGCGACAAGACATTCAGTGAAATTGATGCAAACGGCGTTGCCATCATTGCAACCACATTTGGTGATACCCTAAACATTCTACCCGGAAATAATATCAGCATCGTAGGTGATGCAAGCTCCAAGACCATCACTATTGCTGCTACGATTGCTCAACCCACTCAGATTATCAATGGATCATCCAGAGTGTATATTCCTTCAGCAAATAGCAATGTCGCAATATCTGTTGGTGCAATTTCAAATGTTGCTGTATTCAGTCCTTCTGGATTGGGATTAGTCGGTTCATTATCTACTACTGGAAATGCTGCTATCGGTGGCAATCTTACTGTTGCTGGGACTTATACTGCTGGAAATATCGTTGTTGGTAACATCACTATCCCACATGGTGGTAGAATTGTCGGTGACCTTATCCCTGCTATTGATAGCACGTTTAGTCTTGGTAATGCAACAAGCAAATGGAAAGATTTATGGTTAAGCAATTCTACACTGTATATTGGTAATACAACGGTATCAACTAATTCTACTGGTCAATTAACAGTCAATGGAAACACTGTTGTTACTGCCGCTGCTAATGGATTGCTTAATGTTAGTAACATTGCGGTCACTAATACTATTTTTGCAAGCGGAATCTATGTTAGCAATGCTAATCGTGATGCGCCGGTCTCGGCTGATATTGTAATCGCAACTGAAGTACGTGGTAATCTACTCATTGGTAATGGTGCGTTCATCACCGACATTTATAGTAATGCAAATGTAGCTAACTATCTTGCTAATTATTCTGGTCAATTTGGCAATGGCAATATTCAGCTTAGTGTAGCAAATATTAACGCTAATGGATACATTACATCCACATCGTCTATTACTGGAGCTTCGTTAGTTAGCAATTCTACAATCACAGCCGGTGGGTCACTGACTGCACAAAGTATTGTTAGTAATAGCTCTATTAGTGCTGCAACTACAATTACTGGCCAAGCGTTAGCGAGTAACAGCTTTATCAGCGCAGTATCTACGATTGTTGGTCAACAAATTATTGGTAATGTAGCTGTATCTACGCCTGGAACAATGACCGGTGGTGATGTTGTTAGCAACAATAGCATCACTGCTGCTGGAATTATTTTGGGACAAGATATCACAGCAAATGATACAGTCACAGCGGGTGGTGTATTAACTGGACAAGAAATCGTCAGCAACACTTTTGTTTTAGCAGAAGATATTATCAGCAATGATTCAATTATCGCTGGTGGCGATGTCCTTGCCAACGCAATATATGCTAATAATAACATTTTTGCTGGTGGCACTATTGCTACTGCTAGCTCGGTTATCGGTCATAATTTTATTGCTAATGAGTCTATCACTGCCGGTGATTTTATTGATTCTCAAAGCTCTATCACTGGACAATCAATACTTAGTAATACCAGCATTGCTGGTCAATCGCTTAACATTGCTCAATCTGGTCAATTCGGTAAAGATTTGAGTGTCGGTGGAAATATTCATGTTGCCGGCAATGCTTATGTTGAGGGTAATGTTACCTATATTAACATTGAAGAATTGAGTGTTCAAGACCCGATTATTTCCATGGGTAGAGGACCAAACAACACACCCCTTACTGCAAATGATGGATTTGATCGTGGCGAGCAAATGTGGTATTACACTACATTGGAACAGTCTGCATTTATTGGCTATCAAAATAGCACTGGTAAATTGTTGGCGGCTAATAATGTCACAATCACTAACGAAATCGTTACAGTAAATAATTTTGGTACATTTGAAGTAGGCAACCTTGAAGCAGAAAACGTAGCTATTTCTGGTGATATTGCGGTTATCAATGCTTATATCACAAATGATGCCGTTGTTGGCGGTAATCTTGTTTCTAATGATACATTTGTGGCAGATGGACAAAATACCTTCATCAATTCAGGCGTTACTGCAATTCGTGGTACTATTTTTGGTGTTGGTAGAGAAGCTAATAATGCTTCGCTAACTGCTGATGATGGCTTTGATCGCGGTGAGCAACTATGGTACTTTGATGTTGCGGGTAATGTTGAGAAGAGCGCGTTCATGGGTTATGATAATTCAATGGATGTCATGATTATTGCAACTGATGCTACGGTGACCGGCAATATTGCAACAGTGAATAACTATGGCAATGTGATGGTGGGTAATGTAATCGGCCAAAATGTAATCACTCAAAACGCTGATATTTCCACTCTGGCAACAGTGCAAGACCTTGTTGTTAACGCAATGACAACAACCACCGATTTGAATGTTCTTAATGATGCCAACATTGGTGGTACTCTCACTCTAAATGATCTTCAAGCCACTACTGCAAATATCGGGACGCTTGTTGTTCCTGTTTTGGCTACGATTGAAGAACTAATCGTCAATCAAGATGCCAATGTACTTGGTAACGTCATTGTCACTGAAGATTTGATCGTTAGTGGTCAAAATACTTTTATCAATTCTTCTGATTTTGAAATCAGTGATCCCGTGATCGGAATTGGTAGAGGGGCCAATAATACTCCTCTGTCATCTAATGATACTAAAGATCGTGGTGAACAACTGTGGTGGTTTGATGCTAACACTGTAACTGAAAAGTCGGCATTTATCGGGTATTCTTCCTTCAATGATAAACTATTTGCAGCCATCGACGTAACTGTTACAAACGAACAAGTAACAACTATTCATAATTATGGTAATTTTGTTGTCGGCAACCTTGAAGGACAATTTGCTACTCTTAGCGCGAATGTTGATGCTGGCAATCTGAACGCTGTTGCGAATGTTAATGCTGGCAATGTGCTTATCTCAAGAGATGCCTTCATCACTGGAAATTCTAATGTAACTGGCAATATTATTGGTAGTAATTTACTGATTAACAACACAGCGAACATTCAAGGCAATGCCAACATTATCGGTAATGCAAATGTAACTGGCACTCTTGATGTTATTGCACCAGCTTATCTTCGTGGTGGCGCAAACATCAGTTCTTATGCCAACATCGGTGGTAACTTAATCGTAAATAATATCTCTACAGGTAATGTAGATGCTGGCAATATCAATTTGGCTAATAGCATCAATGTTGGTAAATTCGCTAATATCACTGGCAAAATCACTGGTGGAAATGATCTCGTTTTAGCTGGCAGTGCAAACATTAGCGGTAATGCGTCTATCACCGGTAATATCACTGGCAATTATATGTCAATCAATAATGATGTTACTATTGGTGGTAATGCGCTTATTATCGGTAATGCTATCATTGATGGCAATGTAACATACATCAACATTGAAGATTATAATGTTCAAGACCCGATTATCTCACTTGGCACTGGTCCAAATGGCGCACCTCTGACGTTCAATGATGGTAAAGATCGCGGTGAAAACATGGTTTACTATCGCGGTACTCAGAAATCCGCGTTTATTGGTTACGATGAATCTGCCAACACTCTTACTGCTGCCATTGATGTAACAATCGCTAATGAAATCGTATCAGTAAATGCTTATGGTAATTTCGTTGTTGGTAATGTCTTCGGTGCTAATATCACTGGCAGTGGCAACATCGGTGGCAATAATATCAATGCAACGAATGATGTCACGATTGGCAATAGTTTAACGGTAACTGGCTCAATCAGCATGGCTGGTCCTCTTGTTGCTGATAGTGTTACTTCTAATACTACTATCACTGCGGTTGGTAATGTATCTGGTGGAAATTTAGTAACAGCCAATCTGGTTCAGGGCAGCAATCTATATTCAACTGCGACTATCACTGCGGTGGGCAATGTATCTGGTGCTAATGTTACTACTACTGGTAATGTTGTTGCTACCGGTAACTTGGTCGCTGGTGCTAATCTACTCGTAAGTGGAGTAGCGAATTTTGTCGGGAACGTTGCTGCTGGTAACTTCACTACTACTGGTAATGTTGTTGCTTCTGGAAATGTCAATACTGCGAGCACATTCAATGGCGCTAATCTAAACGTAACTAATACCGCAAATATCGGCAATGCCGCTAATGTTGTTGGTAGACTTGGTGTAGGTTCATTGGTTGTTGAAACTAATGCTAATATTGTTGGCACAGCGTCGGTTGGTGGTAACATCTCTACTGGTGCAAACGCAATCATCGCTGGTTATGCGAATGTTGCTGGTAACATCAATGGCAGTGCTAACCTCAATATTCCAGATAACATTTATGCGAACAATATCTTCCTGCGTAATTTCGTGTTCGCAAATGCGAATGTTACTGCTGGTAATCTGATCTCTAATGCAAAAATCACTGGTGTAGATATTGCTATTTCGCGTGATGCTAATGTTGTTGGTAATCTAACGATTGGCGGTAATTTGGTGGTAGATGGTGGCTTTGGTGATCTAAATGTAACATCTCTCACTGTTGAAGATCCCATTGTGCTATTTGGTGGTGGTCCTAATAACGCTCCGCTTGCGAACAACGATGGCAAAGATCGTGGCACTGGTCTAAATTACTTCAATGCTGGTCCTAAAGTTGGATTCTTTGGTTATGATAATAGCCAGACTGAAATTGTGGCTGCACTTGACGTTACTATCGCTAACGAAGTTGTTACATATCATGATTGGGGAACATTCAGAGCGGGTAATATCGCTGCTCAGACTGCAACGGTATCTGGCAATATTATTGCCTCTGGAAACGTGGCAGCAAGCAACGTCAATGTATCGGCTAATGTAAACACTGCTAATCTATATGCTTCTGGCATGGCAAATATTATTGGCAATTTGGATGTAAATGGTAATCTAAATGCTGTTCACATTAACGCTTCTGGCAATTTGGCCATTGACAATCTGTCTGCTAATACGATAACTTCCAATGGGAATATATCTGGTAGTAATCTAAACGCTTCTGGTAACGTAGCTGCTATTGGCAACATTCAAACTGCTGCTGGCATCTTGGCTACAGGTAATATCAAGGGAGCTAATCTGATTAGCACTGGTAATACTATCTCCATGGGCAATGTCGTGGCTAATCTGTCGCTTCTTGGTAATGGGTTGGCGGTCACTGGTACGGCCAACATCGTTGGTGCGGCTAATGTTCAAGGTGAGCTAAGTGTAACTGACTTGAAGGTAGCAAATTCTGCCAATCTTGGTGGAGCTAATCTTGTTACAACCGGCAACATTAGTGGAAATAATCTGATTATTAGTCGTGTTGCGAACATTGGTGGTAACGTTAATATCGGCGGCAATGCAAATATCGCCAATGACATTTATGCGAATAATGCTTATCTACGTAACTTCGTTTATGCAAATGCCAATGTAGTTGCTGGTAATCTGATCTCTAATGCCAATATTACTGGTGGAAACATTCTAATCAATCGCGATGCTCAAGTAACCGGTAATCTGATTATTGGTCAAGATTTGATTGTAGATGGCAATACCACTTATATCAATATCGTTGATTATAATATTCAAGACCCGATCATTTCACTCGGTGGTGGTCCAAACGGTACACCATTGACGTTGAATGACGGAAAAGATCGTGGCGAAAACATGATCTACTTCAGAGGAACTCAGAAATCTGCATTCGTTGGTTATGATAACTCTGCTAATACTATCACTGCTGCAATTGATGTAACTATTACTAATGAAATCGTAACTGTTAATTCTTATGGTGATTTTGTTGTTGGCAATATCTTTGGCGCTAATCTAACGGCTAATGGCAATGCTACTATCGGTGGTACTGCTACTATCTCTGGTGATGCAAACGTAACGGGCGATGTTAACTCAAACAATCTATCTACAGTAAACGATGCGAACATTGGTGGTAATCTAACTGTTTCTGGTATTCTAAATGCAGTAAATGTAAACTTCAGTGGCGACTTAGCTGTTGACGATCTAAATGCTAACACAGTTACAGCTAACGCTAATATCACTGGTGGTAATCTAATCTCCAACGCTTTGGTGAGAGGTAGCAATCTATTCTCTACTGCTACTATTACTGCTGTTGGTAATGTAACTGGTGGAAATATCACTACTTCTGGTAATGTTGACACCACTGGCACATTCAATGGCGCTAATCTTGTTCTATCTGGACAAGCCAATATTGCTGGACCCGCTAATGTTGCAGGACAATTATCTGCAAATTCTCTGCGAGTTCAAACTACAGCTAACGTGGGTGGTGTTGCTAACGTGGTTGGTAACATCGTTGGTGGTTCAAATGCAATAATCGCTGGTTATGCGAATATCGGTGGCAACATTAACGGTGCTGCTAACCTCAATATTCCAGATGACATTTATGCGAACAACGCTTATCTACGTAACTTCGTGTTTGCAAACGCTAATGTTACTGCTGGCAATTTGATATCTAATGCTCGCACCACGACCGTTACTTTACAAGTAACAAATGACGCTAATATTGTTGGCAACGAAGTTATTGGTGGCAATCTTGTTGTAAGTGGCGCTCACACCTATCTGAATACAACAAATGTTCTGATTACTGACCCTATCGTTGGCATTGGTCGCAACGCAAATAATGCACCATTGACTTCTGGTAATACACAAGATCGTGGTTCTCAACTCTGGTACTTCAACACAACTGAAAAATCGGCGTTCATGGGACTTGATCAATCAGCTAATGCACTTATCGCGGCCCTCGATGTAACCATCGCTGGCGAAATCGTAACAGTAAACGATTATGGCAAATTTATTGCTGGTAATATTGAAGCTACATCCGCTGTTGTTACGGGCAACGTTGCTGCTGGAAACTTCACTACTGCTGGTAATGTAATTGCATCAGGCAATGTTGGCGCTAACAATATGACTGTTACTAATGACGCAAATGTTCTTGGTGACATGAATGTAGTTGGAACTCTAACTGCTGGTACAGTTGCATTTACAGGAAATCTGGACGTTAATGTATTGAACGCGAATAGCATCAATGCAAACAGCAATATCACTGGTGGTAATCTAATCTCTAATGCGTTGGTCCAAGGTAGCAATGTATTCTCTACTGCGACTATTACTGCTGTTGGTAATGTAACCGGCGGCAACATTGTTACTTCTAACTCTGTTGTTAGCAAAGACCTGTTGATGAGCGGCAATGCAAATATTGCTGGTACAGCTAATGTACTGGGTGCACTATCTGCTAACTCACTTCAAGTACACACCAATGCGAATGTTGCTGGAACAGCTAACGTGGTTGGTAATATCGTCGGTGGTTCAAATGCAATTATCGCTGGATATGCAAATGTTGGTGGTAACATCAATGGTGGTGCTAACCTCAATATTCCAGATGACATTTATGCTAACAACATCTTCCTACGTAACTTCGTTTATGCAAATGCTAATGTAGTTGCTGGTAATCTGATCTCTAATGCCAACATTACTGGTGGCAATCTACTGATTAATCGCAATGCTCAAGTGGTTGGTAATCTGATTGTTGACGAAGACCTCATCGTAAACGGTAATACCACTTATATCAACATCGTTGATTATAATGTTCAAGACCCGATTATATCATTGGGTGGTGGTCCAAACGGAGCGCCCCTGACAACTAATGACGGAAAAGATCGTGGTGAAAACATGATCTATTTCAGAGGAACTCAGAAATCCGCATTCGTTGGTTATGATAACTCTGCCAATACTATCACAGCAGCCGTTGATGTAACTATTGCTAATGAAGTAGTTACCGTAAACAGTTATGGTGCATTTGTTGTCGGTGATGCGTATGCTAATACCATCGCTGCCAATGGCAATATCTCTACATCAAGTTACTTTGTTGGTAATGCAGCATATCTTGATATGACGACCTTCACCGGTAATATCATACCCTCTGCAAATGTGACATATAGTCTCGGTAACGCTACTAATCAATGGAAAGACCTATGGGTTAGTAATGCTACGATCTATATCAATAGTATTCCTCTAAGTGTAAACGCTAACACTGATCTCACCATTAACGGTGACCCAGTTGTTAGTATCAACCCGGCTACGTATGAAACTAATGTAGGTAATTTGGTAGTACCCAACACCGTATCTGCTGGCAATATAGCTGTTGCGGCTGATCTTACGGTTGCCAACACTATAACAGCGGCATTCTACTCTGGTGATGGTAACGGACTTGTTAACCTATATCCACAGTTCGGTAATGCTGACGTTACTGCTGGCAATATCATCGCTAATAGTAACATTGGTGCTGCTAATCTAAGCGTTAGCAACCAAGCCAATATTGCTGGAGCAGCTAACGTTCTTGGAGCACTATCTGCCACATCATTGCAAGTACACACCAATGCAAATGTTTCTGGTAATGCAAATGTTTCCGGTAACATAAGCGGAGGAAATCTAGCTATATCAGGTGTTGCGAATGTTGGGGCTAATATCAATGGCGGTGCTAATCTAAATATCGCTGATGACATCTATGCGAACAACGCTTATCTACGTAATTTCGTGTTCGCAAATGCGAATGTTACTGCCGGTAATCTGGTATCCAATGCTCGCACAACTACGGTTGATCTACGTGTTACTCAGAATGCCAATATCGTTGCAAATGCGGTTGTTGGTGGTAATATAACAACCAGTGGTTCTTTGGCTTATATCAATGCAACCACATTGGCTGTTGTTGATCCTATCGTTAGCTTTGGTCGCAATGCAAACGATGCGGTGCTAACGGCTGGCTCCACGGAAGATCGTGGTACACGCTTATGGTACTTCTCTGGTGCATCTGAAAAATCAGCATTCATGGGATACGATCAATCTGCTCAAAAATTATTGGCAGCAACCGACGTATCCATCACCAATGAAGTTGTCACAGTTAATAACTATGGTAATTTCGCGGTAGGTAACTTGGATGTAAATGATCATATTGTTGCAGTAGGCAACGTTTCTGGTAATAATATCAGAGCGGCAAACAACATGACTGCTCTCGGTAATATATCTGGAAACAATATATCGGCAACGAACAACGCTTCTTTTGGTGGCAACGTATCTATTGCTGGCACTTTGACTGCTAATATTGTTCAATTCAGTGGCAACCTTGATTTGGATGTTATCAATGCCAACACCATTAATGCGAACAGCAATATCACTGGTGGCAATTTAATCTCCAATGCACTGGTACGCGGTAGCAATCTATATTCAACTGCGACAATCACAGCGGTTGGTAACGTAGCTGGTGGTAATGTTACAACGGCTGGTAATGTAGTTGCAACTGGAAACATTGAAGGCAATAATATTCTGATTCAGAATAGTGCAAATATCAATGGAAATGCCAATATTCTTGGCGCAACAACGACATTGACACTTGCTGTGGCAACCAATGCGACATTCGGCGGAAATGCTACAGTAACTGGTAATATCAGCGGTAATAATCTGTCTATCAGCACCTATGCTAATGTTGCTGGAAATATTACAGGTGGCGCAAATCTGATTCTCACTGATGATCTGTATGCAAATAATGCTTACTTGAGGAATAATGTATTCGCTAACACCAAGGTAACTGCTGGTAATATTCTATCTAATAGTGGTGTAACTGCACAAACGCTTGATATTATAACTAATGCAAGTGTTACTGGCAATCTAACGGTTGGTGGCAATCTGGATATCAATGGCAATCTGATTTACATTGATGTGGAAACACTTGCTGTAGAAGATCCGATTATCAGCGAAGGACGTGGTCCAAACAATACTCCTTTGACTGCAAACGATGGCAAAGATCGCGGCCTACAAATGTACTATTTCAATAATATTGAAAAATCTGCATTTGTTGGGTTTGATAATAGCGCCAATGACATGATTCTTGCACAATCTGTTACTATCGCTAACGAAATTGTTACTGTTGATTACTACGGTAATATCATCATGGGCAATATTTTCGCTAGCAACGCAGACATCACTAATAATGTTGTTGTTGGTGGCAACCTTGCTGTATCTCGCGAAATCTACGGGAACGGCAATATCTTCATTGACGGAAACGGTACATTTGGTGGAGAAATGGATGTTGCTGGTAATTCTAATGTTGGTGGTGATTTGGTTGTCATCGGCAATATCACTTGTGATTACCTGATTCCTGGCAACCTAACTCTAGCGAACATCGTTAGTAATAACATGTGGTTAAGTGGGTTCGCTCAAGTCGCTGGAAACCTAAGCTCACTGAACTTCACTACACCGGGTAATGTTACAGCTAATGGAAACATCAGCGGTAACATGGTCAATGGAACAACATTCACGGTTGGTGCAAACGGTTCTATTCAAATGAGTGCTGCTAGTTGGAATCCTCCTACTACTGGTCTTCGCAGTGCTGGTACTCGCATTGTTTACTCACCTGACGTAAGCGCAACAACGGCTGATTTTGCGGTAGGTATGCAAGCATATAACACAACAGAAGGCGCAATGTGGCATTCAGTTGGCTCAAGTGCTGATGCATTCTTATGGTATGCAGCATCATCTGAGATCGCTCGCCTTACCGGCAATGGCAATATGGTTGTGAGCAATGTTGTTACTGCTACCACATTGATGACCAATGGCAATGCTCTTAGCATCACTGGTAATGTAATCAAAACAACTGGTGCAAACATTGATATTGATCCGGTTGGTGGTGGCGCTGCTGATGGCAACGTTAACGTTCTTGGTAATCTATTCATTTCTGGGCAAACAACATTCTCTAACATCTTGGTTTCAGGATGGGCGAATATTGAAGGCGACACCGTTCTTGGTAATGCGGCATCTGATACCGTCACCATTAACGCCAATACGGTCAGTATTCCCAACAGTCTAAACTTTGATAGCAGCACACTCTTTATTGATGCGACGAACAATCGGGTAGGTATGGGAACCAATGCTCCAGGAAATCGCTTGGATGTAATTGGAAATGCTTATGTAAGTACTAACTTGGTAGTGGACGGTTGGGGTAATATCACCGGTAATGCTAATATCGGTGGATATGCTAATATCGGCGGTGATGCAAATGTTGCTGGTAATGCAAGATTGGGTGGAAATCTACTAATCTCTGGTAATATCATTCCAAGTGCAAATAACACATTCACTCTTGGTAATGCAACCAATCAATGGGATGAAGTTTATATTGCTGCAAACACGCTATTCTTCAATAGTCTTGCTCTGAAGGTAGATGGTAATACTGATCTTCAGTTTAATAACGATACAGTGGTCAGTGTTGATCCAGCATCTTATCTAACCAATGTTGGCAATCTGGTTGTTCCAAATACAGTTACTATGACAAATGCTGTAGTTAACGGCAATACAACGCTAGGTGATGCAGCTGCCGATGTTTTGACCATCAATGGCACAGCAGTTAGTATTCCAAACAATCTAAACTTTGATAGCAACACATTCTTCATTGATGCTACCAATAATAGGGTTGGTGTTAATACTAATGCACCCGGCAATGCAGTTGATGTAATAGGCAACGAGTATGTATCTGGTAATATCAATGTAGCAGCCAATGTCGTTGCTGGTAACGTAACAACTGCTGGTATTGCAAATGTTGGTACATTGGCTGTTACTGGTGCTACGTCAATCACCGGTAATATCACTGCTGGTAATATCACTACTGCTGGTATTGCAAATGTTGGTACATTGGCTGTTACTGGCAACGAAACGATTGCAGGTACATCAACAGTTACTGGTAATATCACTGGTGGCAATATCACTACTGCTGGTATTGCAAATGTTGGTACATTGGCTGTTACTGGCAGCACAACTCTTGGTGATGCAGCGGGTGATACATTAACCATCAATGGCACAGCAGTTAGTATTCCAAACAATCTAAACTTTGATAGCAACACATTCTTCATTGATGCTACCAATAACAGAGTTGGCGTGAATACTAATGCACCCGGCAATGCTATTGATGTTACTGGCGCAGCATATGTTAGTTCAACTCTAACAACTGTTGGTAATATCACAACATCTAATACCGTAATTGCTGCTGAATACAAAACTAACAGCAATGCAATGACTATTAGTGGCAACTCCATTCTATCGTCTGGTTCAAGTATTACGATTGATCCAAATGGCGGTGGAGCGGCAGACGGCAATGTATTCATTCTAGGCAATCTGCAAGTCTCTGGGAACATTACCTCCGTTGACTTTGCTACTGCTACCACAAGTAACTTGGTATGGCAATCCGCCAATAACGCAATTAATGCAGCAGCTGCATCTGGTGGTGGTCTTGAGGTTGGCAACATTGCCTCTCCGTTTGCTTCATTGCTATTCAGTTCAGTGGCCAATAGATGGGTAACAAACATCGGACTAAACGTAACTGATGCAATCAATGCTACCGGAACTGCTACGGTTAACGCATTGACCTCTAATGGAGCAATCAGTGGTACTGCTATCAGTGGTACAACCGGTGTATTGAGTTCAACCTTGAACGTTGCTGGAACTGCTACGGTTAACGCATTGACCTCTAATGGAGCAATCAGTGGTACTGCTATCAGTGGTACAACCGGTGTATTGAGTTCAACCTTGAACGTTGCTGGAACTGCTACGGTTAACGCATTGACCTCTAATGGAGCAATCAGTGGTACTGCTATCAGTGGTACAACCGGTGTATTGAGTTCAACCTTGAACGTTGCTGGAACTGCTACGGTTAACGCATTGACCT